GAGGACGCCCGTCGTCGCGCCTCGCCTCGTTCACGGTCTTCCACGGCATCCCACCCAAGGCGATCTGGTTGATCTGGGCCTTGGACAGGCTCTCCTTGAGGTTGAGCCGGGTGAACCTGAACGCGAGGTTGTTCTTGCGGCCACCAAACGAGCGGTCCCACGCAACCTCTCTGGTGTTGAAGTCCTGCACGTTGGCGAGCAGGGGGCGCAGGCCGCGATCCTCGGTCTGCTGGTCCTTCACCTGAGCGGTGGCCTTGTTGATGTCAGCGGACAGACCGAGATCGAGAGGATCCATGCCCATGACGGCTGCGATCTTCTTGACCAGATAGGTCAGCCACTCGAGGTACTGCATGTCCCGGTTCGACTCACGGAACGGGATGAACTTCGCTCCCTTGGTGCCGCCGATGAACGCCAGAGCCCCACGCCCTGACACCTCGGCTGCCCAGTAGGATCGGAACTTCTCCACATGCTCGGGTCGAGCCAGTTCACCAAGGTCGAAGATGCCATCCGGGGCGGCGTTCTGCACCTGACGTGCGTTGTACGTGGACCCGGAGAGTTCGGCATCGATGGAGAGTTTCAGGGTCTCCAGAGGAGACAGGCCGACCACCCTGTTGGTGGCCGGGTTCGCCATCATGTAGATCATGTCCTCATTGAGGAACGGGATCTCGGACGGCTGGTTGAGGATGGGCCGGTAGTAGTAGCGAGCCTCCTCGGGCTCTCCGTCCCAGATGGTGCTGACGAAGACCTTGGCTCCGTCAACGGGGTACAGGGCCGCGATCTGACCACCATAGGTGCGTTCCTTCTCGATCACCCCAGCGTCGAGGACGAGGAGATCCTCGATGACGGGACCGATGAACGCCCTCCATGACTGGATGAGCGGGTTCGGGGCTGTAAACAGGTCGCGGATCTCTTGGGCTAGGCCCTTGTCCCATCTGGCGTCTGGGTCGTAGGGGACGATGTCCCACTCAGCAGAGGCGACCTGATCTCGCCGGATGTTGATCGCAGCACGGATCCATTCTCCGTTCTGGGACCAGTTCCGGTAGAGGAGGGCGTTGTTCTTGCCCTGTCGTCCTCGCTCGGTGGACATGACCAGCGCGGATGCTTCGGGTGTGCCCGTTGGACGAGTACGGTATGTGTCCTGTACATCTGGCTTCACCTCTGGCGTCCTCGAGAGGAGCCGGGTGGCCGCGTCGTAGATGACGCCCATCAGTAGCCCCTCCCCTTGCTGAAGTGTCCGACCATGATGTTGTGCTGTTGGTCGCCCAGCCACCTGTTCATGCGTGCGGTGTCGGCCTCCTTCACCGCCTGCTCGTAGGTCATCCTGTGGGTCTCGAGTTGGGACATCTCGGGATAGAGGTAGTCAGGGACGACCCGCTTCCCGTCTCGGAACTCGAGGACGTTCTCGTCGTCCATCAACGCCCTTTCCTGACTGATCCGAAGACAAAGCCATCCCCTCCGAGGTCCATCGAGTACCCGAGCGCGTCAATCAGGTCGTCGTGCCCGGTCGGGAAGGACAGAAGTTCAGGCATGAAGGGTCCGTCGTACAGGCTCTCGTGGAACCACACCTTGTGGGCCTCGGTCTTCGCGGCCACTGCTCGCGCCCGCGTCACCTTGTCTGTGTCGGCCTTCTTGCCTTGGATGGGGATGAACGGGTAGTCCTCCATGACTTCTTGGATCAGGGTGGACTGGAACTGCTGGCTTTCCACGATCACCAGTCCGGTGGCCGGGTAGGCGGTGTAGCCGTCGAGAATGAACTCAGCGTGACCGGACTCACGTCGATCCCGGTACGCGGAGAGCACGTAGTAGTCGCCGTTCTCCTGATCGATGGCCGTCACCACGCGAGCCGTGTAGTCGGCGCGCTCCTTCTCCGATGAGGCAAGGTCGATGCCCATCTTGACGGTGAAGTGACGACCCTCGGGCAGGGTCTTGAACGACTGGGCAAGGTTCTCGCGGCGGAAGATGTCACCAGCCATCAGGCCGGTGATGTCGTTCTGGTAGGCGCAGGCGAACATCGCGCTGCCCATCTCGGCACGCAACTCCTTGAGTTTCCACGCGGGCCAGTGCTCCTCCCAGTACGAGACCTCGTCCCCAAACTCGTCTCTGATGAGAGCAGACCGGACCAGATGCCTCCAACCCTTCCCGCCCTCGGCAAGGGGAGTCATCAACTTCTCGTAGAGGTCTTCAGCGGCCCAGCGCGTCCCCAGAGCGATGACGACCCCGTCTGACTCCAGACAGGGCCTCAGGGTCTGCTCGAACCAGAACTCGACCTCGGCTCGCTGCTCCGGGGTCTTGGTGTTCTCCTTGTCGAGGATGTCATCGAGGAACAGGAGGTCGAAACGCTTGCTGATGATCGCCCCGCCCACGCCGACGGCAAAGACGGTCGCATCCTTGGTCCCCTCGAGCCCAGAGTCGCGGCGGATCCACTCGCTGTTCGTCCACTTGGTGGATGAGGCGAGATCGCCGTACAACTCCCTGTAGCGGGGGTTCTGCTCGACCGTCAGGCGGATGGCTCGGCTGAAGGCGTCTGCCTGAGTCGAGGTGTTGGAGACCAGACCGATCCTGATCCTCGGGAAACGGGCCACGCACCACGACAGGAAGCCCGTGTTGCCCTGAGTCGTCTTCGCGGCCCCCCGTGGCTCCAGAACGAGCGTGTTCTCCCGCATGTAGATGGCATCCAGTTCGATCTGGAGCATCTCGAGGTGATGCGGGGCCGGGACCTTGTCGAAGACGTACTCGTTGTGCGCCGCGACCGACAGGATGCCGCTGTCAGTTGTTGCGAGAGTCCTCAGAGCGAGGGATCGCAGAGCCACCCTGTCCATTTCGTTGATGGACGCTGACTCCGCTTGTGAGTTCGAGGATGGCGGCAAGTTGATCGGATCGAACGGGTCCGGAGAGGGAAAGGCCAAGGTTGCGCTCCTCCGTGATCTGGCTCGGCTGGCCCTTCATCACCAGCAGCCGGTCAATGAGGAGTGCGAGATCCCGAGGTGCGATGTTCACCTTCTCGGGAGTGTCGCGCATGTCTCTCCGTACTTTGTCGATGGACTCAACGATCAGTTCGATGGTGGCGTCGAATGCGTCCTCCAGACGGTCGAAACGACGGGCCATGCGATCCGCGGATCGCTCCATGACCTTCTCTTCCGTCTTGGCCTGACGCAACTTACGCTTCGCGACCCAGTCGTGGTTCTTGGCGAAGTCTGTGACCATGGAGTAGTTGTTCAGGCCGTACTTGACCGCGACTTGTCGCATCGAGAGCGAGTCGGAGGCCACATATTCGGCCTCCATGGAGTCGTAGTCGTACTTCCTGTTCGCCATCAGGTCGTCCTTCGCGGCTCACGGGTCACATAGCCGTGATGACCGGCAGCCTGCACGTCCACCTTGATGATGGACGGGTATCTGAGCGAAAGGCGCTCCATGAGCCACGAGGCGATGCCCGTCGCGTCCGTCGCGGCTCCGGGCATCATGTCCTCGAGCGACCGGCCCATGAACTCGGAGGTCAGGGAGAAGAGGGCTTCACTGATCTCGGCCTTCTCATCGATCTTGGCCTCAACGAACACCCTGAAGTCGTGACCGTGGGGACGGGTGTCGGCCTTGGTGTGGGAGATACCTCCCTCATGGTCAGCCGAGAACCCTGCGTAGTAGACGCTGAAGCGTTCCAAGTCGCCCGTCCATTCGGGTGCGCTGCCTTGGGGCAGCAATCAAGGTATTCGAGTCTGCTCAGGGTAGGTCGAACGGATGGGTTCCCGCAAGAGGCCTACGGGATGATGTCTATCGGCGGCTGGGTCGGATCCTGATGCTCGACAGTCACCGCGACGGCCATCAGGGACGACTTCCGGATGATCGTGTCCTTCGCCTCGTTGCCCTTCCTCACGATGTCCTCCCCCATGACCCCGATGGCGAGTTTCGGGGCAAGCATCGTCGTAGACCAGTGATCGAGTTCCCCGGTCACGATCAGGGACCCATCCTCGGCCTTGCTGACTGTTCCCCAACCGACCATGTCCTCCGGGATCCGGTATCCGAAGTTCTGCCAGATCGGGACGGGGTTGGGGCCGAAGACGACCCCAGCAGGGTCGATCTTCATCCCGTCGCGGTCGCCTTGCTGGTCGAGCGGCTTCAGGAGCACTCCGGTGAACTTCATTGGTCGGCGACTCCTTCATGGATGGCCTTCAACTTGGTGATCGTGTCGTAGACCACTTTGCGGCAGGCCTCACCACTCCATCCTTCGACCGTGAACCACAGGTTGTCATAGCCGTAGTTGGATGGTGCCTTGTAGGTGATCTTGGCCCGGAGGTTCTTGGGATGGCTGCAGTCCCAAGGCCAGACGAGGCGATCCCACTCGGCGAGCCTCCAGCCACCCTCGATCTCGGATGTCCACCTGAGCCCGTTGTTACGCCGGGAGGCTGTGATGTGATACAGCATCCTCCGCTTCGGCGTCTCCTCGAAGAGGTCGTACTCCTCGATCTCGAAGCCATAGTCCTGAGTCGCGATGACAGCCTTGGCGTCATCCTCATTCCTGAAGAGGGCGTTGACCTTGTAGTCCGAGTACGACCCGGACGACAGGGCGAAGATCTTCATCGGATCCCAGCGCAGCGGGCGCACTTGGCGGGGCTGGTCGCGATGTCACCCATCTTCACGGCGAACAGGATGCGCCTGACACCGCAGGAAGAGCACTTGGCGCGTTTCGCCAGCCTCTTGAACGAGACGAACATCCAAACGCCCAGACCCTCATCTCCGCCCGTGTAGGTGTACGGGACGAGTCCGAGATCAGTCTGCCCGGCGGGCGTAGTCATGCGTCATTCCCTCATGGTGTCTCTGCTCGATGCCGCACTCGGTGCAGGGTGGCTCGAGATCCCTGACCGGGTAGAAGTACCCGATGATCTTGCTCGTCCGGAGAGCGACGACCTTGAGCGGCTCCTTGGCCCTCTGGTAGGTGAGTTGGAACTCTCGCGAGCCGACTTGCTTCACTTGTGCTTCCTCCGTTCGCTCGCTTGAGAGGTCTTCTCGAAGGCTATGCCGATCAACGCGAACAAGAAGAACAGGATGATCGCGACAGCCGCTATAGCGAGGATGGTCCCCATACGTAGAAGCCTATCCCACCGCTTCGCGCTTCGCTAGCCCCTTGCGGTAGCCACGCATGTAGAGCGTGTGCTTCATGTTCATGACCGCCTTGTTCTCCTTGTAGTAGGTACGGTTCCTCTTCCTCTCGGCCTCGGCGAATACGGCGTCTGCCTTGCGCTTCTCTCGCTGGAGACGAGCACGACGCTCGACATCACAGGCGCGGCAGCGCTGCATGGTCCGTGGGTTCCAGAAGTCGAGCGTGAGAGGCCAGTAGCAGCGGGTGTTCCTCTTGCCCACGCAGTCGTCGCACTTCAACTCGAAGTCGCCGATGTCGGGGTTGTAGCGAACGCCGCGCGTCTCCCCGTAGTGACCGTGGTTAGCCATCACGCTCCCATCGGGCTTTTGAAGCATTCCGGGCAGATCGACACGGGGTCGAATGTCATGTCAGCGCACACGGCGCATCTCCGGGGCTCCTCACGGGCATGTTGTTCGACAGCAAGAAGATCGGCTCGGGAGACCCACATCCCGTCACTCGGGTTATTGGTGCCCGGACAGGGGAAATCGTTGTCGTACTCGATCTTCCAGCCCCAGCCGCAGTTCGAGCATCGCTCGAAGAACGAGTCGAACCTCACCCAGTCGTGTGCCGCGTTTGGACGAACGCCTGACTTGATGAGATTGGCCGCGACGACGTTCATCCACTCGCTCGGCTTGTCCGACCGGGAGATGCCTGCGAACGCCTTCACGAGCAAGTCAGCGAGAACCTCGGTCTTGTCGGTCATCGCTCGTAGCCCTCGAAGCGGTAGTAGCCGTCCTTGCGGACGTAGACCGCGATCAGGGGACCCTTCGCGGCGATGGCGGAGGGGCCATCGGCCCAGTAGTCAGCGAGCCTCATCGGCTCACCCGCGACGGGGATCCTCCAGTACGGGCTACCGTCGGTCTTCATCCTCTGGCCGTTCACGGGACCGTCTTGGAAGTAGAAGTCCCCGTTGAGGAGGGGGCCGATGGGGATCAGGGTCATCCGCATCCTGACCTCCGTCATGCCCTTCATGGTGCTCGAGATGACGGCCATCTCCTCGACCTTGCCGACGATGGCTGGGCCGTGATCGGCCAACCACTCCATCACCTTGTCGCCGAGAGCCCTGTGGAGATACTTGCGGATCTCCTCCTGATCCTTCGTCCATGCCTCGTCATCGAACATGTGGACGATGGTCAGGTACTGCTCCTCGCTCATCGCGGCCTCGCCTTGGTCATGGGCAACTTGCCGAGGATCTGGTCTCTCTGCCACTGAGTCATGTTCTGGATCAGGGTCGTGGTGTCGGCCATCCCGTCACTCTGCTCGTTGCGGAGGTTGTCGCGACGGGGGATGTTCCTCAACGATGGATCATCGGCAAGGATCTTGGCGACCAGATCGTCCTGATCGTCGCGGAGCATCGTCCGGGCGACGATGGCCTCTGCAGGGCTGGCTGTCTGGTTCGCCATGGCCCTGATCTTGGCCCTGCGCTGGCGCTGGTACTCGGCCATCGCCTCCTTGGACTTGGGATGGTCACTCATCACCGACCACCACCGAGATCCTTGACAGCCCACTCTCCCGATATTGCCCCTCGATGCCCCTCAGAGCCGGATCGATGCC